TCGCTACTTCCCAACATGCAGATCTTACACCATGACTTTATCAAAGGCCATGGGGGCTGTATACACATGCTATAGTTGCCAAACTACAACACGGGAGGATGATGCCATTACTCCAACAACTCTGGATCTATGGCATCGCTTTTCTTTTCGAGTCTCTTCCTTCTGGCCGTTTCATAGTTCATAATAGGATACGACACTCCCAGATGATTAGCTTGTTCCTGGATTATACTGACCCACTTTTCATAGGTACTCTTTTCAAAGTGTGTAAGCTCTATAAGGACAGACATAATAGAACTCTTGACAGCTTCTCCAATTTCCGCTTCATGTCTCACATGGACCCAGTTTAGTATGTCAAGAACCTTCTTCTCATCCATTGGCGCATCAATGTATCCATTTCTGTCGACGAAATATCTTTTGAGATATGTGAGCTCCTCCTCCTTGATAAATGGCTGTGTTACTGCTGTCTTACTCGGTGTTGTATATTCTATTCCATAAGCTTCCATCTCCTTCTGAATTGTAATCATATTAAACCACCCAGCTGTTGATCTTGACACTTTGACGACATGGTCATCTCCATATGCAACAAATGTGATGTGATTGTCATACATGTTTGCAGCCTCATCAATTCCTATATCATTCTTTTTTGCCAAGCTAATAAAGATACAGCGAAACAAAAGTGAATTTATCATGGAATTAAAGACTGCAGTCAGAGGAATACCTGATGGCATACTTTGGAATACCCGATAGATTATCGCTCCTTCTCTTCCTGGTACTATTCTGGTTGATTGAAATGATTGCTCTATTAGAACTCTCCTCATCCGTCTAGCGTCCTCTGTCCAGTCATCAAACTTCTTGTAAAAGTCTTCTACCACTTCAAGGACATCAATCGCTAGTTGATATGGCGTTCTTTTATCCCATCCTCCATAATCTCCTGCAACTATGTTTGGTCCTTTAGCCTTTAGTCTTTTCCACAGAACACCCCATTCGTCGTTATGAACATTCAAACCAACGGATACTTCCTCTTGCACATGATTTTCCATCAAATGAGCCATAAATTTTAGAAAATACTTTCTCATAAGCTGATTAAAATCAAAAGGGCAATTAGAAAATATCCTTGTTTTTCCTTCATCTACTTTCTCCACTGGCAATCGTTCATCCTTTAGTGAGTCAACTATGTAGGCTGGTGTAAACAATCCTCGCTTCCCTCTTCTCTCTCTCAGATCCACCATCTTTTGAAGGCTTTCTTTATTTTCTAGCAGTCCATCTTTCTCCTCGACGAAGCATAATTTTCCTCCTCTAAGGTGATACGGATATCCAGGCGATGTATGCATATTCATTGGTCGAATATAGTCTTCCCCCTCTATTCCATTTAGAACTTCTTCTTGGGTTAACAAACCGTTGGCGTGGTAAAGAATGCATGACTTAATTCTTCCATATTTTCTCCTCATCGATTGCAAAGCTACTTTTCGTACATCTGGATCAAGAACTATTTGTGGTATTTCCAATTTTGATATCGCTTTTTTCATAGGATTAATCTTTGTTCCATCTTCCTTTTCAAATGGTCTAAGATGTGCTGGCTTAGTTAATGACTCGGTAACCCTTCCAAACAAGGGACTTTGTCTAAGCCGTGATATTGATGGTAGTGGTGGTGAATCCAATCTGGAAACTTTCCCTATAAGATCCTGTCTTGTATCACATTTTAAC